GTTAAGGTTATGGGGTTTGTTCCCCGTTTGTTGAGTATGAATATATCAATAGTTTGATTGTCTGTCAACACCTTTTTTCAATAAAAATGAAAAAATATGAAAAAAAAACAGGAAATGCCATTTGTTGGATTTCTTTGTCGCATTTTCACGTGAAACATTGAATTTTTTTGTTGACAACCGTCTCAAAACATGTATCATGCGGCCATGAGACACTTTTTGAGACACATTTAAAATGCTGACAGTCAAACAACAAAAATTTGTCGACGCGTATACGGGTAACGCGACCAAAGCAGCAATTGCGGCTGGATATTCAACGCCGGAGATAGCCGGGCATCGTTGTTTGCAGAACGCTAAAATACGTAAAGAAATTAAACATAGGCAAAAAAAAGAAAATAAGCCGGAGATTATGTCGCGCCAGGAGCGGCAGAAAATGTGGACTGACATTGCTAAAGACACCGATTTGTCAGTTCGCGACCGATTGCGTGCATCCGAATTGCTGGGCAAGTCTGAGATGGATTTTACTGAAAAAATTCAACATTCGGGTGATGTTGAAATTTCAATATCCTGGGCGGGGTGTTCTACGTGAAACACAACGTCGTTATCCCATATTCGCCCAGGCAGGATCAGCAAGAAATCCATAACAGCCTGAAAAGATTTAATGTTTTAGTCTGTCATAGACGTTTCGGTAAAACCGTGTTGGCGATCAACGAATTGATAAAAGCCTGCATGACATGTGTACATCCCAGACCACGATTGGCATACATAGCACCTTTATATAAACAAGCCAAAACAGTTGCATGGGACTACTTGGTTCACTATTCATCGCCGATTCCGCGCATAAAAATTAATCAATCAGAGCTACGCATAGATTACCCGAACGGCGGTAGGATACAGCTGCTCGGAGCAGACAACCCCGACAGCCTGCGCGGTATCTATTTAGATTATGTCGTGATCGATGAAGTCGCACAGTGCCCACCTAATCTGTACGGCGAGATTCTGCGGCCCGCTCTGTCAGACCGACAGGGCGGCGTAATTTTTATCGGTACACCCAAAGGGCACGACCATTTTTACGATTTCTACCGGCACGCCAAATTCGATCCAGCCTGGTATTCGCGCATGTTCAAATCAAGCGACACCGGCATCATAGAGCCAGCCGAACTCGCACAGGCAAAAGCAGAAATGAGCGACAACGAGTTTTTGCAAGAGTTTGAGTGCGATTTCAACGTCTCATCGCAATTTATACTAATCCCCATCGAATTGATTGAGGCTGCATACAATCGACAGATCGATTGTTCACCAAACGCGCCGATTCATATCGGTATGGATGTTGGCATGTCACTTGGCGGAGACGCGAGCGCTTTCGTTGTGAGACAGGGTGGAGCAGTCATTGGAGCCGGTGCCGTTCATATCGACAATACACTGCAACTGGCAGGATGGTTCCGCAATGAGTTTGAACGCTGTGGTGCGACCAGGGGATTTATCGATTCGATCGGATATGGAGCAGGCGTTTCAGATGTGATGCAATCCTGGGGACTGCCAGTCACAGCGATCAATACAGGTGAGCGTGCAGACGACACCGAAAATTTCGCAAACACCAAAGCTGAATTGTGGTGGAGAGCCAAAGATTGGTTTGAAAGCGGCAATTGCACGCTCCCAGACATGGACATTACTCGAAAACTCGGCGTTGAGCTATCAACGCCGGAGTATGACTACACGACAAGCGGCAAGGTCAAGCTGCAATCCAAGCGTGACCTGCTCAAACTTGGGTTTGATTCGCCGAATCTGGCAGACGCATTTGTTCTGACGTTCGGCAATTCTGGTTTTTTCGGGGATGTGCTGTGACAGCAATTATTGATGTTGTGCGCGATCAATTCAACGCTGCAACGCGCCAGGCTCGTCATGACTGGGCAGATATAACTAAGATCAATCAGCAAGTAGCGCCAACATATCTATTGGATACAAGGGATCACCGCCGATACTGCCGGATTGTCGGCGCGATGGCGTATCCGAGCCTGACACCGGGGTGTTTAATCATCGCTGGTGTGCAGGCAGACCCGCCAGTTGTGCGAGTGCTTGAGTATGTTGAGCATGAGAGCATTTACGGGCTGATCGAAATCGCGGTGAAGACGCGGCAACGATACGGGTTCGGCGCATCAGAACGGATATTAGATCAGTTTTTAGGCGATGAGTCAAAGTACCTGACGCTCATTGCGCGATGCAGTGAAAAACTTGAATCGGCAAATGGGCCAGGTCGGGGTCTATATATAAGGTATCCGTTGGACTGGATCGAAAAACACGCATTTCCGCTATACATGCGACAGCTTAGGGATGCGTTGAAAAACAAGCTGATTGAAATCAACGGGCACACAGACCTGTTAAACAGGCTTCAGGCGTTCAGGTCACGAGACACCGAAAAAGGCAAGGTCACAGACTACCCAGCACCAGGCATGATGGGCGCATTGGCGCACACAATGATGATCGAAAGGCCATGGCTCGAAGATATAGACAGCGGAAAATCATATAATCTTGATGAGGTATAAAAAATGACAGATCAATTAGTTAGTATCGGCGCAAGAGCAACATACGACGTGGTTGACGAAGATGCGATGACAAGCGATTCGGCAACGAAAATCCCAACCCAGCAATCGGTCAAAGCGTATGCCGACAGTCTGACAGTATCGGCGGCAGGCGCGGCAAAACATTATATTGTCGGCAAAGTCACAGATATTTCAACGTCTGGATCGACATTTGTTGTGTGCCCGATTGCAGGCACAATCAGCAAAATCTACAGCACAATCAACAACGCGATCACCGTTGGTGATGCTGCGTTGACGTTTGAGCTTGCTGGCGTGGCAGTCACCGGCGGGGCTATCACTGTAGCGTATGATGGGTCGGCGGCGGGTGATGTGGACTCAGCAACCCCGACAGCCGCCAACACTGTTACTGCCGGGCAGGCAATCGAAATGATTAGCGACGGCGGCAGTACAGACGCATGTGAATGTCACATCACATTTGAGATTACTCCGGCATGATGGGCGACATAATCATAGCAATATGCGCTGGTTGGCTTGCGACACTAAGCGGCGTGGCTCTTGGCGGGTGGCTTGTTTATCGCACCAAACGAGAGAGCCACGAAGGGCTGTGGTCGGCTAAGCCGCCGGAGGGTGATGCGTTTAACATCATCGATGATGAGCAATCCGAGCATATGCAGTCGAGCGCAAGCCTGCCCAGGGCGGTAGAAAGCGCCAATGAAGCATTTATCAATCAGTTTGTTGAGGGGTTAGCCGATGCCACGACGAAAACGCGCTAATCTGCCGGTTGCGTGCCCCAACTGTGGGCACATCCATCTGGAAACAACGGGGCAATATACACCAAATCAACCAGCGCATCCAGGCATGGTGAGATTGGTTGAGCCATACGCCGGGTACGGATGGACTGCACCCCCGCCGGATATTACAGCAGGATTCGGCTGTTTGGAGTGTTGCAATTGCGGCGCGGCAATGGCCCCTAACGGTAAACTAAAAGTGATCACAGATGATGGCACTTAAATCGGACGACAGATCGTTAGACCCGTATAGCCTACAGTCACCGCCACCGCCAGGCCACCCAGCGCTTGGCCAGTGGGTGTGGAATCTGTTTGAAACCGCATTTGGTGATAAAGAGCGGCTCGGATTGATGGATCGATGGAAACAGAACTACAGGCTGTTTCGCGGGGATCATTGGGGCGAAAAGGGGCGCAATCGGGCAGATTTGGTGTCGCTAAACACGTTCTTTGCAAACGTACAACGCACAGTTGCCAACATTACGTCAAAAAACCCGATTGCAGAAGTCATTGACATGGATGGTCATGAAGATGACGCCGACAAGCTGTTGTCAACCAAATTGCGTAAATACTGGATTGAGACAGAGCAGCAATCGACATTGAGCCAATCGTGCCAGGGTAATGAAATTTACGGCATCACCATCGAAAAGCATGGGTGGAGCGCAACCCGCAAGGCGCCATTTTCGGTTGTGGTTGATCCATATGCGTTTTTTCCACCACCCAATTGTCCGCATGATTTGCAAGACGCGCCGTATTTGATTCATGCGTATGCCATGGATATTGATGCGGTCGAACAGATGTTTGACAAGCCTGAAGAATCAGTTGACGCCGAAGATGTCAGAACCGTTTTAGGTCGGGCAGACAGAGAAGAAGTCAGACCAAACGAGACTACAATGCACCGTGAATCAGGCATTGTGCATCAACAATATCGAGATAGCGGAGAGGTTGCGTTGGGCACTAACAGGGTCGGCGGATCGCGTGGCGAGTGCTTGGTCGTTGAGTGCTGGGTAAGAGACACCGCAAATGAAGGATACCCGGACGAGATACGGGTAATTACGGTCACGAATCGCGGAAAAATGGTGTTGGACGACATACCGAACCCAAACCTAAACCTTGAGCTTGATCTTGAGGTCATATCAACGAGTCAGGCATGGGGCCGGTTTCCGTTTTCATACGCAAATAGCTATCAGGACAGCACCAGCTTGTGGGGATTCGCGGCAGCGGAGCAAGTCGGGGATCTGAACAAGCGCATCGACGAAACGATAAGCCGGATGATCGCATACGTTAATCGAGCGATGTTTCCGCCGCTGATCGTGGACAAGGGGTGTGGCATCACAAAGTCAATGATCAACAACAAGCCTGGCCTTGTATTGATGCCTACCAGACCAAATGCACGCATTGAGTTTGTTCCAGTGCCTAACTTACCACAAACGTTTTTTCAAGTGCTGGATGTATTGACCAATTTTCATGATCGAATTTATCAAATCGAAGATGCCGACAGGGGCGTGCAGCCGACAGGGGTGACGGCTGCATCGGCCATTGTCGCGCTACAAGAGCGTAATGCAGTGTTGGTGCAACACAAGATTAGAGCAATTGAACAGCTTGCAAGGCAGCGTGGCCGGTGGGCCATCTCATCATATCAGAATTTCAGCACCGCCCTGGAAATGATCGAGGTAGGGGATGCGGTGTATGAGTTTAGGGGGATATCCCTTGCAGGTAGGCGGTTTAACTATGCCGTTGAATCTGGATCGACAGTCGCCAAGACAAGCCTGCAACAACAAGAGCAGGCTATGGCGTTGTATGAAAAACAAGCCATAGACCGCCAGGCACTGCTTGAAGTTTTAAATTTCCCCGGGTGGAAAGAGGTCGTTGAACGCGTTGGTGAGGGCCAGCTTGATAACGCGCTTCAAATCCTTGTGCAAGCTGGACTGGATGAAGAACAGGCTATGCAACTGAAACAATTTTTGATGGAGCCACAGCACGGGCCGCAATCGCAACAGGCACAACAAGCCGGGCCACAAGCTGGCGTTCCACGCGCACAACAAGGGACGATGTAATGCCGCTATACGAATATGAATGCAAAGTTTGCGGACAGATTTTTGAAAAAGCTTACAAGTTGGATGACGCTGATAAGACGCCCGCTTGCCCATATTGTGGGCCGTCAGTGGTAAAAATCTTATCAGCTAAGATACTGCGGGATGAACCCACATGGTTAAATGATGAGGTTCGCGGCGTTCTGCAAGATACAGAGGCGGAAAAGCCGATTGAAAACCGCACAGACTACAACAGGTATCTCAAGGACAACGGCATTGAAGCAAGATAGCCGCCCGGCGGATACCACGAACGATGACAGGGATAATCAGGACACTGACCCCATAAATGGTGTGAGCTATGGATACACAGAACGAAGTAATGCCAGCAGGCGCAATGCCGCCAGAGCCAGAGCAAGAGCCAGAAGTAGACGAATCCGTTGAACCCGAAAAGTTGCTCGGAAAATTCAACAGCGTCGATGATCTAACGGCAGCGTACAAGGAGCTTGAGAGCAAGATTGGGCAGCAGGGCAGCGAATTGGGATCGATGAAGCAGATGAATCAGATGCTGCTTGAGCAGATGCAGCAATCCCAGGCGCAGGCCAACACTCCGGCTACAGAGGTTGAAAAAGATGATTTCGATTATGAATCACAGATGGCCGAGATACAAAACGCGGTTAATGAAGGCGATTTATCGGTTGATCAGGCCATAGCCAAGGCAAGCGAATTGTCGGCGGAAAAGGCTACTCGAAGCGCAATGACCCAATACCAGGCGGCAGAGGCGAAAAAGGCGCAAGAGCAGGCGCAGCAACGATTTCTTGACGAAAATCCGGATTTTCTTGAAATGCAAAAAACTGGTGCATTGGAGCCGATCAAACAGGCTTTACCGGGTTTGCATGATGATTTTTCGGCATACTACGCCATGAAAGCACAGCAAGCGGCTGCGGCTGCACAAGAAAAACAAAACATTGACAGGATAGCAACCGGCGACCAGAGAGCAGCAAAGGTGCTGCAAGCCCCTGGTGGCCCGAAAGCAAAAAACATTGGGAAGCCTGCGCAAAAATTATCCATGGCGGATTTGAAAGCAAAAACGCTGGCGGATTTGGAAGCGTTGGGCTGACGTGAAAGGATATAAGTCATGGCTTTAACAGATCAATTGGAAGTCATTACAAGGAATTACATCGAGAGCAACAAACCAGAAGATATTGTATTTCTGGATAACGTGCTCCTTTATATGTTGATGGCAAACGGCAAATACCGCGACTCTTTGGTTCAACCCGGAGAGCTTGTTGACGGCGGTAAGAAAATCAAGGTTTTCCTTGAATACGCAAAATCTCACGCTGGCGGATACGGCAATACGACAAAGATTCCGCAAAGCAAAAAAGATATTCTCAACGCTGCCACCTTTCGGTGGGCTGGCTACTATGCCGCGAACACTATTGATTTGGACGAGCAGGTTCAGAACAACGGCGTTTCCGCATTAGTCGATTTGGTGCACGCGAAACTTGGCAATATCCACAAAACCATCCGGGATACGATGGGCACTGACATTTATTCGTCTGCTGCATCAAGCATTGTATTTCTTGGGCTTGGGGATTTGTTTCAATCGTCTGACACATCCATTGCATACGGCGATGTGGCCGAGGACGATATGTCTGCCTGGGCACCGAACGTTGATTCTACCAGTGAGGCTATCAGCTTTTCAGTCATGCAGGGGATTCGACGATCCGCAAAAGTTGGTCAGAGCAAAGAGGGCAAGCCCAATTTGTATATCACGACCGACATCCTAAAGGATGGTTTTGAACGTACACTGCAAGTGCAAGCCAGATATGCCGATGTGAGTTTGGTCAATGCCGGGTTTGATAACGTGCTGTTCGGTGGCGTGCCGATTGTGGCCGACGACAAACAAACTGCCGGATACATGGACGCATTGAATTTGCGACATCTTGCAATCAAAACCCACACCAAATATCAATTCACCACCCCGAAGTGGGAATATAGCAAGGATCAGCCTGACACACTGACGGCCAACACTCGTTGGATCGGCCAGTTGATTTGTAAGCGCCGGGATTCACATGCGCGTCATACAGGTCTGACCGAGCCGTCATAAAGAGATATTCGCTAAAACGCTGATATTCGCTTTTTAGCGAATATTGGCAAATTATCGTAAAAAATCAACCAACACGAGGTGTTTATCATGGATCAAGATATTATTAGGCATCACGCCCTGGCGTTTGCAGCTGGTGCATTGACTACATACAAGCGCATTCCCTACCGTTGTACCATTCGTGACATTGTTGCAGTCGTGCAGGCCGACCCTGGCGACGCTGAAACAATTACCGTGACATACGGTGCTACTGCGGCTACGGCATCGACAGCAATCGGCATAGTAACGTTCGGCACCGACATTGCTGCTGGTGCGCTTGGCACATGGACTGCTAACTCTACTACCGGGGATACCGTTTGTGCCGAGGGCGGATTTCTTAAGTTTGTCACAACTGCGGCATCGGCGGCGGCTGTTGATATGGATATTGAATTTGACCCGTATGCACGATAGCCGGGAGGGGTTTGATAATGGCGACGTTGGCTGAGATACGGACATCGATACAGCTTGTTTTGCAAGACGATGATTACGGCGATGATTTGCTTAATATCATGGTCAATGATGCGCTTCAGCATATCGCTGGCGGCGTATTGATGCCAAACGGCTTGATATCAAACCCAATACCAGAGCTTTACACAACTGCGTCTGTTGTCACCATTGCAGGCCAGGCATATGCGGGCTTGCCCGACGATTACCAGCGAGGCATTTTTTTTGTGTCTGATAGCGTTGGCGATCAGATAAAACCAATTGATGATCATGGGTATTATGATTATCGGGTTTGGCTAAACTCAATGCCATACAAGGACTTGTCCGAGTCTTGTAGCGTTTACCGTGTAGCAATTAAAGGCAACCGATTTTATTATCAGGGCGTGCCGACAACGCCGGAAACGCTTACAATCCATTATTACCGCAAGCCTGACACGATGGCGGCTGGAACCGATGAACCAGATGGGTTGCCAGCATTTTTGGCAAAGCCATTGCTGAAACATTATGTGTGTCAAGATATTTTTGGCGAGGGCATCGAAGATGGTGAGGATTCGGCGGGCAGGGGTGCGGCATATCACAAGCAAAAGTTCTATGAATACATGCAAAACTTGATGGATTTTTTACCGGAAGATGAAGAAGCCGGGTACGTTAACGACTTGTTCGACAGGATTTATTAATGGCTGAGATACCAATCAATGCGTTTAGCGGGATGAATAACTTGGTATCGCAATTTTACGCGAAAAAGGGCGTTGCGTCCCCGCGAGTTATTTTGAACGCCGATGTGACGCGAGGTGGGCAGGTATCAAAAAGGAGTGGCTTGACTGAATTGTTGAGCCTGCCGAATGCGCATAGCCTATGGGCGTGCCCTACTTGTATGTTATGCGCATCTAATGGTGTGCTTTATGATGTTTCAACGCATACAGCAACCAGTATTGCAACCATATCTGGCAGCAAAACAGAGCCATTGTCGTATGTTTTGGTTGAAAATTCGGTTTACATTTCAAATCCATATTGGAGTGGTGTTTATAATTTAACATCACGGGATATTGGTTCATGGGGCATTGATTTGCCTTCTGGCCCGGTGCTTATCACTACAGACGGTGGGTTGCCTGCCGGAACATATCACGTTGTATTCACAAGCGTATCTGGCGGAAATCTTAGCGGCAATGGGCCGGTATCATCTATCACGTTATCTGATACTGGTGGCATTCAAATTGTCGGCAAGCCTGCGGATACGATTGTTTGGGCGACCGACCAAAACGGCATTCATTTTAATTATGTGGGGGACGTGAACACCATTGTCGAAATCCCCACAGTTGAACCGTTGCCGTCTTTCATGTGTTGTCCGCCTCCTAACATGCAGTGTTTGGCTTATGCGTTTGGCCGTGTATGGGGCGGGTATGGCAATGAACTTCATTATAGTGAACCGTACCAACCTGGTTGGTTTAAGCCAACATCAAATATTTTCACATTTGATTCAAAAATCACGCTCATAGCTCCTGTAGCAACAGGGCTTTTTGTCGGCATGTCTGACAGTACCATATTTTTGATGGGTACTGAGCCGGATAAAATGGCGCAAATCGATGCTGGAGCCGGTAGCATTCGCGGCACACTGGCGTATGCAAACAATCTCCCTGAATTGGGCGATGTGTTGGGCACTCCTGAAAAGGGATTTGTCGATGTTCCACTATGGCGTACATCTGACGGGATCGTGGTTGGTAATGTTTCAGGCAAACTTTATAATTTGACGAAAAATAAGCTAAAAATGGGTGTGCCGGTAATGGGCGCTTCTTTATATCGACAAAAAGATGGTGAGTTTCAATTCTTAACCAGTGCCGACAGCGGAAACGCAAGCAGTGGCGCTGGTTCGAGTGACAGCGTTTTAACGGCCATTGTGAAAAATGGCAAATTGACAACAACCAATAAATATAATCCGCCGGATTCAAGCGTTGTTGGCGTGGTTGAAGATGTGTCTTGCAGCCATACCAGGGGCGGCGTTCCGGTAGAATAGGGGATTTTTTATCATGGGAAACATTATTATCAATCCGAAAGACCTTGCATACGCTCTTAAACACCTGCCGGAATCTCATCTGCAAATGCGCGGGGATGTATGGACAGAGCATCGGCGCAATGGCCATATCATTGAAAGCGCATATGAGGGCCACAACACGTTCACAACTGAGGGCATGGCGAGTATCCTTGACACGTATTTCTACGGGACGACACAGCCGACTGCCGTTTATTGCGGCATTTTCAAGGGCAATGTCACCCCAGCGTTGACTGATACTGCTGCTGCTGGGCTTGGAAGTGGCGGGCGGCTGACTGAGTGTCTGGACGCTGACTATGATGACCCGGCGACAAACCGACCGGCGTACACGGTTGCAACTACATCGACAGCAACTGTTACCAATAGCGCAAGCAAGGCCGAATTTACGATTGCTGCCACGATTACGGTTTACGGCGCATTCTTGGCTACCAGCCAGGCGAAAACGGCAACGACAGGTAAGCTGATTTGCGCGAAACGGTTTACAACGTCAAAGGCATGCGAGGATGACGACGAGTTGGCCGTAACATATGCTATTACGATGTCAACGAGCTAACCATGCCACTGAAGAACTTTCAAACCGTTGGTGAGCTTCAAGATTACGAATACTTGAAGGGTGTCATTACCGAAGTGAATAGCGATAATGACACCTGCTTATTGACAATTGGGGGCACTGTATATGCCAGTGTCCCTATTTTTTATCACTGCAACCCCGACGTTGCCGAACGAGACAATGGCGCACTTGAGGGAGCGGCAGCGGCGTTTGCTGTTGATGACCAGGTTGTTGTGTTAAAAAATAGGGATAATGATAAGATTTTTGTTGTCGCGCATGTTGAGGATAAGAAACCGTGTGGCGGCGGCATATTTGCCGTGATACGCTACATGAAAGCATATGGTGACTATCAATATGTTGTGTGTGAATGCGTTGCCGGGCAGCTGGTAACCATCAGCGATCCTCTAACCGGCATCGCGATGGAAAACCCATGGAGAGTGCCTGACGGATCGCGGTTGTCAACTGTTTTAGCGTTTAATGACATATCCGGAGAATATGGCCTTGATACATCGTTTAAGTACCATAGCAGCAAAGAAGATCGTATTATTGAAGATACGCACGACGAGGACAGGGAGGTAAGCCCATACGTTTGCAACTACGGCACTTGTACGGGTTTTTATGGGCAAGAAATAACGCACCACTCTTGCAGATCGTACTACCTTGAATCGGAAGACATAATTTATACGACGGATGCAAGCAGTGACGAAGGAGATTATGAATTAACCGCCACACCTTTTTTGTATCCTGATTTTGAATATGATATATCAATCACTGGGCTGAAAAGAGAGTACAGCTCAGAAAGGCACTATTATGTTACTCGCGTTGAAAGGGCCAGCTTTTCATTCGGCGGTGGTGGGACATGCACTGATCTGGTTGTGCCTACGCCTGAAAACCCTTTTTTGCCTATTACCAACATAGACGCGCTTACCATCGATGAAATATCCATCAGGGGAGAATCGTCAGACGATAGATATATTGATATATTCATGCTCGGTTATCATTACAGCCTGGGTATCACGTCAACCATGGTTGGGTATTCACTTAAACATTACTACCGGGACTATCTCGCTGAAAATGGTATAACAATCTATGATAATGATTCAGAAACGCTTGATTTGTATAAAACAGATGGGTCACAGGCGTTTTCAGTCGCTGACGAATATTCAGATAGATATGTGACGATGGGCGGCAACGCATACGGCTATGCATATGAGGGCATGGCGTTATGGGAGGAATACGGCACGCTTCAAATAAGCAAAGATGACAAAGTGGCATATTATACCGACCAAGTTGACGTGGCTGATTATTATTTTGATTTAATATTCCACGATGCCGCTGAAACCATAGAACAGTCATATAATTTATTCAGAACGCAGCGCATCCCATTCGGGACAATATTGGGGTGGTTTAACGAGACGAAAGCAGGATTTTTGGCTTTAATAACAAGCAGCAGCCATAATCAATTAGGTTATCAAAAAATATCAATGGTCAATCATTATTTTAGATAATATCGCATCGTACGGGCGGATTCCATATCCGCCCCCCAAGGAGAGAGACATGAGCATCCTAAACGAACGCCTCCGGGCCATCAACAACGAAAACAAAATCATCGACTACGACAGCGGAACCAACCCCATCTACATCGGCACCGCCGCCCCGGGAACCGCCGCCGACGCCGCCGGGTGGAACATCTGCAAAATCACGTATGACGGCAACGACAACCCCACCAGTATCTATTGGGCCAACGCTAATGTGGGCAACAGCCTGATTTGGGACAACCGCGCCACCTATACCTATACGGTCACCGGCGCATAGGGCGCATATTGAATGCGCCCCTACGATACGCGCATGATTGTACGGGCGGAATCAATTTCCGCCCTGCCTATAGGAGGATAACATGTCATACAAATTCAATCCCCTGACCGGCCAATTTGATTTGGCCGGCGACACGGACGCCATCAGCGGCGTAACGGTTGACGACACCGATAAAGCCGATGGCAAAATTTTAAAATTCAACGCCACCTCCGGCAACCTGGAATATGCGGAGGATATTGTTGGCACGGGAGGCGCCGACAGCGCCGCCATCCACGACAATGCGGCCGGCGAAATCAGCGTGATCACATCCAAATCAACGCCAGTAGACGCCGACGTGACTATCATCGAGGACAGCGCCGCGAGCTGGGTAAAAAAGAGCCTGACCTGGGCCAACATCAAGGCCACGCTCAAAACCTATTTTGACACGCTTTATAATAACTATTCGCTGGAAACCCATGCGTCGGATCATACCGACGGCACCGACGATATTCAAGACGCCACGGCATCCCAAAAGGGCTTGGCGACGGCCACGCAGATCACCAAGCTGGATGGCATTGAGACCAGCGCCACCGCAGACCAAACCGGCGCGGAGATCAAACTTGCGTATGAGGCCGAAGATGATACCAACGCTTACACCGATGCCGAAAAATCAAAATTGGCAGCGGTTGAGGCATCCGCCGATGTGACCGACGCCACCAACGTGGCTGCCGCAGGCGCGGTGATGTCAACAATTGCCGATGCCAAGGGCGATTTGGTCGCCGCCACTGCCGCCGACACCATCGCCCGGCTGCCGGTCGGCGCAGATACGCAGGTATTGACTGCCGACAGCAGCGAGGCCGCCGGCGTGAAATGGGCAACGCCGGCATCCGGCGGCATGACCGACCCCATGACCACGCGCGGCGACATCATTGTTAAAGATGCATCCAACGCAACCGCCCGGCTGCCCATCGGAACCAATGGCCAGGTATTGACCAGCGACGGCACCGACATCGCGTGGGATGATCCTACCGGCGGGGGCGGCGGCGTGGACACATCGGGAACCCCGGTGGCAAATGACATTGCGCGGTTTACCGACGCAGATACCATCGAGGGGCTCAGCTATGCGGAATTAAGAGCGGCAATCAATGTAGAAGATGGCGCAGATGCCACCGATGCGGCCAATGTAAATGCGGTGGAATCCGATCCCATTGTCGGCGCGGTAAATGGGATGGTCAAAGCGGACGGAGCTGGAAACATTAGCGCCGCTGTTGCTGATACAGACTACCAAGATGTGTTGGCAGAGGGCGCATTTGTTGACGGCGACAAAACAAAATTGGATGGAATTGAAACAGGTGCGACCGCAGAGCAGCTATCAACTGATGCCGAAGCTGTGACTGGCACAGCAACAGATAAAGTCACCACACCCGCAAATATCACGGCAAGACTTGCAGCCCCCGGAGAGATCGGAGGTACGACGCCTGGTGCTATCAATGCCACAGAAATTAAAGCAAATTCAGACAGTTCTATTGATGGCATCCTAAATCTAAAGCCAACCCAAATAGCCAAAGTTTTAGAAGCCTCTGACGCTGCGGCATCTGATAGTTTTGGCATATCCTGCGCGTTATCTGCCGACGGCGCAATATTAGCAGTCGGAGCATATGCCTGGGAAGGCGCAAGCGCAGATCAAGGCGGCGTGTATATTTACGATAGAGATGGCGATGCATGGGAGCAACG